AAAAACGTATTTACAAAGCCGCCACAGCGCAAAGCAGCGGCCCAGGCACAGCGACAGGCTGTTATGATGGCTAGAAAAAAAGGTCAAGACGTTCAGGCTGTAAAAGCTGTTGCGCAAAAACTAGCAAAAGGGCAGATTCGTTTACGTGGTTTTGGGGATCAGGACGTTCTCTGTTAAAAAAATAACTTATGAATAAAAATTTATTGTATATAGCGGGTGCTGCTTTTTTAATTTTGCTTTTCTCAAAAAAGAAAGTCAGCGGCGTATCTGGCGCAGCCAGCAAGGCGCGTAAAATAGTATCGTACGCAGTAGACCAGACAACTTTTGTACCTGATCAAACTACTTTCGCAGATATGTATAAACAAGACAAAAAAACATGCCAATGAAATGCAGGGAATATATAACGGAAACAAAAATTTTTAGCAGCAGCAGTCAAACAGATACAAACGCGAACAGCGTTATTTTTGTCAATCAAGGTACGTCCAACGTAACGGTGGACGGCTTTTTATTAACGCCTAACCAGTCGCTTAATATATTAGGTAACGTTGACGAAATCAACGTCAAAATCTACACATTTAATTTTAGTGGTGCAGGAACTAATCAGTTAACTGTTATCTTGAAACGTTATATTTAATCATGTACGTAGATTTTAATATATTAAACCAATTAGGCAGCCCGTCTATCAATAGCAATACTTATGCTAATAGACCGAGTGCAGGCCAGACTGGCCGCTTGTTTGTTTCTACGGATACATTTGAAATTTATAGGGACAACGGAACGACCTGGGACCTGATAGGCGGCCCAGGATCAAGCACAATAACAGGAACAGGTACAGCTACACAGGTGGCGTATTTTACTAGCGCACAGGCGATAGGATCTAGCGCAAATCTTTTTTTTGATGCCACGAATAACAGGCTTGGTGTTGGCACATCAGCTCCAGCGTTTACAATAGAGGCTAATGGTGATATACTTGCTGAAGCTATATATCTTGACGGTGCCACAAGTGGTAATGGTGCATTATACTGGACTAGCGACAGAGTTACGCTAGCTAATTACAACGCATCAGGCATTGTACGCATAGAAACTGCAGGGGGCGCAGCTGCCGCAACATTTGGCGCAGACCTGACAGCTACTATTGTTAGCGGAATTGGAACTAAAGGATATACAGGTTCTACAAGCTACGCAGCATTATTCAACGGGTCAGTTGGCGTCAATACTGCAACGCCAGGGGCTGCGCTTGACGTGCATAGTACAGGCACGATAGCCCAGTTTAACACGACTAGCGGCAGCGGCAATACATATATCAGCTGGCAGCGTGCAGGGGCAGGACTGTGGCGTTTAGGCGATACCTATAACGGTGGCAATAACTTTTTTGAATTGCACAACACAACGCTAGCAATAGACGCATTAGAATTTGAGGCCGCAACAAACAAAAGCACGTTTCAGGCAACACAAACATACACAACAGGACTAGCGCGTGCAAACTATTTAGATTATAACTTGTCTGTTGCTGCAGGAGGATCATTTAGCAGTCCTAATGCAATAACAGCACTAGGAGCAAGTCTAGATTTATCACTAGCTGGTAATGCAACTATTCCCAGCGGTGCAAGATCTGGACTCGACGCATACAATAGTGTAAGCTTTACAGGTACAGGTACGCTGACACATACACAAGGCACGCAGATTCGCGCCTATTCAAATCTTACTACAGGATGGGCATTCAGCGGATCAGCAACAGGAACGATAACACACCTGGCTGGTATGCGGGTGCTGTTTCCAGATAATACAGGCAGCGCAGTAAGCGTAACTAATAACTACGCACTACTTATTAATGATCAAACTGCAAACACAGGGACAGTAACCTATACAAACCGCTTTGGAATCTATCAGGAGGGCGCGAGCGATACAAACTATTTTGCTGCCACGACATTAGTGGGAACTAATGTTAACAGCGGATACAAGTTTGAAGTTAGCGGTAGCGCAAATGCAACAACATTATTTCAAAATGGCGTGCAGGTGCTTACGACTGCATCTATTAGCGGTACAACTAACTTTATATCAAAGTTTACTTCAGCTAGTGCAATAGGAAATAGTCAGATTTTTGATAATGGGACAAGCGTAGGTATAGGTACATCCACTCCTACAACTATCTTAAATGTACACAATTCAACTGGCCCATCAGTAATAACTAATCAAACCTATAATGGTATCATTTCTATTTGGAATGCGTCTGACAGCTCAATTGTATATTTTGGGTCAACTTCCAATCACCCATTAGCATTCATCACAAGTAATACTGAAAGAATGCGTATTTTTTCTGATGGTAATGTTGGAATAAATACAGGAAGTACTAATGCAGGCTTCAAGTTAGATGTCAATGGTACTGGTAGGTTTAGTGGGAATTTAGCGGTATCTGGAAATTTAAGCGTAAATAATAGTAGTGGAACAGCAGTATCATTAAATGGAACATCTTTTGTAGGTATTGAATATTCAAGAAATTCAAATATATATGGGTTTGTAGGAACTGAAAACAGTGCATCTGGTGGGATGCGATACAATTCTGTAAATGGAAATTATGAGCATAATTTCTATACAAATAGCGTATTATCATTTCAGTTAGCTTCTACAGGAGCAGCTACTTTTAGTAGTAGTGTAACGGCAACTTTAATGTCATCATCAGAATTTTATAATGCGACAGGTTATCCATATAATACAACGTTTGGAAGTGGTGCAAATGCATCGACTGCTACATTAAGAGCAGGTAGTACAAGTGGTTTTCAAACATCTATAGTTTTACAAGGAGGAGATGTAGGAAATACTATTATACTTAGTACAGCCTCATCCGAAAGAATGCGTATAACAAGTGGTGGTAATGTACTTGTGGGAACAACGATTAACTCGGGCTACCTTCTTGATGTAAATGGTACTTTAAGGAGTGGAACACTAACAATAAACACAAATGGGCAAGGAAGAGTGTTTAGTACATATTATGGCTCAGGAAGTGATGGTGCAAACATCTTTATAGGTGACGGCGGTTTATTATCAGAAACAGGGGGTGGTTCATCTTTTTTAGGTTCATATAATAGTGCAATGGGAGTAAATGCTCTTTACTTCAACACCACAGGGTTTTACAACTCTGCAATGGGAGCGGCTGCTCTTTACCACAACACATCAGGCTTTTTTAACTCTGCAATGGGAACAGATGCTCTTCTTTACAACACCACAGGTTATCAAAACGCTGCAATTGGAGCCAATGCAGGTTATTTCACCAATGCAGGAAGTGCTAATGAAACCTCTAACAACTCTGTATATTTAGGCTACGACACACGTTCAAGTGCAAGTGGAAACACCAATGAGATAGTGATAGGAAGTGGTGGAAGAGGGGAAGGAAGTAATTCTATAAGATTAGGAAACACCTCAATAACCGCAGTAAAGACAAGTGGAAGTATAACCACAGGCGCGCCTAGTGGGGGAACTGCAGCAGCCTGGAAATTTGGCGAAAGAGTGGCAAGTGCTGGCGTTACTTTGAATGATTCACAGTATATTCAATTAGACGTAGGCGGAACGACATATTATTTGGCTACAGTAAATACATCATAAAATAAAAATAAAAAAATGGGATATTCAATTCAACCAGTCCAGATATGGACTAATGGCGAGGAAGCAAGCGGCAACTATATTGACGCTAGTATCGTAAATGACAACCTAAGCGACTATGCGCAGTTTTACTGGCAAATTAGTTATGTAAGCGGCGAAGGTGACCAGAAGCAAAAGCAAATGCTAGCGCAAGGCAATACGACAATAACTGGTGAGGCATACATAACCTGGGGGCAAAGCGGCGACATAAATGCAGCTGCCTATCAGTATATTTGTGAGCAACTGCATTTAACCCTACAACCGTAAAAACAATGGACAAACTACAAGAACTAAAAGCAGCAGCCTATGACTTACTTGCTAACATAGAGTGGCTACAAGCAAAGCTGCGAGAAACTAACCAGCAAATAGCGGAAGAAGCAAAAAAACAGCAAGATAATGGACAGTCAGGTAATAGCGATCGTGGTAACTAGCATTTTTTCCGCAGGCGCGAGCTGGGCAGTACTGCATCAGCGCGTAAAAGCATTAGAAGATAAGCAGGCTAAGCACGATGACCACGGCGAAAGACTGATCAGGCTGGAAACCAAACTTGATATACTAATAGAAAAAACAACATAAAATGAAAAACATTTTTAGAAACTGGAAAACTACTTTTTTTGGTTTTGCAACTATTGTGGGCGGAGTGGCTGCCATCATCAAAGGCGATGTTGTTACTGGCATTACAACAATAGGCGCAGGTCTTGGTCTGACTGCAGCAAAAGATTATGACAAAACTGGTATCTGATGAAACGTGCCAGGACGTACATAATTGCCCTGGCTATTTTGGGCTTAATAGTAATTACTAGCAGAGTGAGTGCAGCGGAAATAATTGCAAATTTTGAGGGCTTACGCCTAAACGCCTATCAGGATAGCGGTGGTTTGTGGACCATCGGTTACGGCACTACGATTAATCCTGTGACTGGCATACCCATAAAAAAAGGCGATACAATTACAAAAGATACAGCGTTAACCTGGCTGCGTATGCAGACAGCTGCAACCGAAACACAGGTAAAAGGGAAGCTGAAAGTAAAACAAAACGCAAATCAGATAAGCGCACTCACAAGCTTGGCATACAATATAGGCATTGGAGCATTTAGCAGATCAACATTACTGCGCCTGATCAACACAGGTGCGAAGGCAAACGATATAGCCGCGCAGTTTCTGCGCTGGAACAAAGTAAATGGAAAAGAAGTGCCTGGACTGACCCGCAGAAGACAACTAGAAGCCGATCTATATCTTTCATAACTCCTTAATATATATCATTTTATAGTTGCGCTTACATACGGGCGCAATTTTTTTTTGTTTGTATCGGGAAAAACGATATACATTTGTTTTCGACAAACAACTACATTCACAAAAAATCTAACCGATGGCTACAGCTAACGATCTAGCGGCGTACAAGCGTATGCTAGCTGGAAAAATTCAATCATTGCAGTATATAGGAACGAATCTAGCCCGCACGAAAAGTATCAGCATGGAAGTTACTCTAGACTGCGGCAGCCGCCTGCACATAGAGCAAAATATAATTCCTTTCAATTTAGAGATGGAACTCCGAACATTAGTGGATGATAGTATTGACTACTACCAGCGTCAATTATGCAATCTAGAAAGCGGCTACAATGAAAAAATCTAATCCAATAATTAGCCTGCTATATACTTGGTTATTTTGTTTTCCTATTATGCTGTCAATAATGATAGCGATAGAAATAGTATTTTTTATTTATAACCTTTCAAAACATCTACAAAAATGGACAAACTACACACACAGCCGCCTGCGTATGATTTGCAGGTAGGGCAGAGCCAATCAGGTCATATTCCAATGCTTACAAAGCTGGAGTATTTCTCTATCCAGATTTTACCCGCCATGCTGCAGATTGCAGCAAAGATGGGCAAGCTGTCAAATAGAGGTACGCCAATAACACCCCAGCAAGCAGCTATAGAAGCTGCACAAGATTTGATCAAGGAATTACAAAAAATTAGCAACCATGAAAAAAATCATTCATAAATACCTAAATGAGCCGCTGTTTTGGCTATTTATTATTGTATTATTTATGCTTTGGCTGTCTAGCTACTGGAACTTTTGACTTAATGACAAACGACCGTGAATTTAACGACCTACTCGATGCTAGGCGGTATGATCCTGCGCGCCGTCCCAATCAGGAACAGGTCATATTTACTATCAATTCTAAAATTTTAGGTACCCTAGATAATTACATTTGTCTGTGTGGGCTGCCCAAAGGTGGCAAAAGCTCTTACCTGGCTGCTATAGCTGCCAGCGCGCTAG